TCAAAATTTATTCGTCCAAGTAAGTCTATTTCGTCGTAAACACAATTTCTTATGGCATGTTTCCATACAGCCATGTCTTTGTCTTTAACATGAGTGTTGATTAGTTCTTCTGGATCTGTTTGTAGTTCACAATGATGATCATGCCAAATATAGTAATCGTATCCAGGCAGTAAAAGAAACCCTAATACTTTGGGCAATTTGGCATTACGTCTAGGATAGAAGTATGAATCTAAACTAAAGTCTAATAAAGGTCGTTGTTGCCAAACTTTACAGTTGTGTTCGCGATCAACAAAGGCATAATAATCGGCGTTGGCATAACCGCCATTGGCGGGATCTTGAATACTAGCGCCACTTAGTCCACTAACGCCAGTTATAACAGCAATTTTCATAGTTACTCGGCAAAGCCTCCGTCAATAACTACTCCTTCGTCTAAATTAAAAATTGTAGCTGCACCACCACCGTCTACTCCTGTTACACTGGCATCGACCATTCCTGGGGTCCATTCTGTACCATTCCATACTAGGCTTTGTCCAGCAACTACATCTTCTGGAATAACCACATCACTTAATTCATCTAACTTATGGTCACTTATATCGCTAATTTGTCCAATAAAACGATCGGCAGTTACATTGCCAACTACTACTACTCCATCACCGCCAGGCTGGATACTAATTGTTCCGTAACTTGATAAATTGTATCCGTTTAGGTCTAGATCCCCGCCCAATCTTGGTTCTGTATCTTCGCTTAATGATGAAGGAAAATTTGTTTCAATGTTGTCAAAGTTAATGTTAACTTTGGCAAATGCAGTACGGAGGTCATCGCCTGTGCCATCATTGGCATAGTCACCGAGATTAATAGTTTGCAGTGATAATTGGCTCATACGATATATTTACCCTAGGTTAGTTAAACTCTTTTAATTCTTGGTCTGGGCCACATTTGGCCTTCAGTTGGTCTGAGTCTAGTATTTTCTTTAGGATACACATTGCCAGTAACTGTTCTTTCTAATTGGCAATATAAATATCGGTTGGGAGCATTACCTAACGAGTAGTAACTGCCTTGGTATTGCTCTGCATTTCCAGTCTGTGTTAATTGATCAGATTTAGAAAATGTTGAATTTAAAAAAGCCAATGCTTCTGATTGAGTTAAGTCTGGGTATACTTCTAGTAAACAAGCTAAAATTCCAGTTACTTGTGGGCAGGCCATACTGGTTCCGCTCATTAAAATTTTGTAGTAGCTGGAATTACGAGGATCCCTTACGCCACTACTGCTAGTATTAGCACTACTGGCTATATTACTTCCAGGAGCAAAAATGTTTACTCTTGGGCCTAAATTACTAAAATTTGATTTTCTTGGCGCTACTGTAGTATCGACAGAACCTACACTGATACATCCTTCCGCAGTGCTTATGCCGCCTCTTCTTGGGTAATAAGTAGTTGAGTTGGACATAACAATATAATCATTATAATGATCAGTATCGGTTCCTGAATAATTTTCCATAATGGAATATTCATTACCAGCAGCAACTACTACTATAACTCCGGCATTGATCAAGTCTATTATATCAGCTTCCATTGGACTATAACGTGTGGGAAAGTATATCCCCCAATTTCCATTAACTTGAGCAACAAACATGCCAGTTCCAGTAAGAGCACCACCAGTTTTACTGCTAGGATAAGCAAAATCTACAGCATTCCAAGTGCTAGTATTGTAAACGTTTCCGGCATATCTTAAAGAAGTAATAGCACCGGCTACACTAGTTGTTGCACCAAGAACTGCTTGAGTTGGAGTAATGCTTATACTCATGTTAACAATAGTAGGATTTTTACGTCCGGTATTAGGATTAACAGGTTTGTTAAGATGAAACTCTTTTACATAGTTAAGTATATTATTGGTATTAGGCGCAGGGCTATTACCGCTTGTTCCATAAGGATCGATACGATAGATATTGGCATCTCTAGCCCAGCCGCAGGTATTTCCTGCTGCTATACCAGCTACATTTGCTCCATGATCCCCTGATGGGCTAGAGGAATATGTATAGGTGCCTGTTGCTCCACCAGTAACATTAGGGTTATGTTGAAACCAATTATATTCTACAACTCTACTACCGCCACTGCCATCCGAGTTAACAGCAGCTTCTGGGTGCGCAGTTTTAAAGTGATCGTCAACAATGACCACATCTACATTCTTACCGGATGCTGTGGTTGTAACAGTTCCAGAAACTACCTTAGGTACAAGTATGCCTCCGTCTGTGCCCCAATTGCCATCGTCGGCACCATCAGTACATCTTTTTAATGCCCAGTTTAAGCTGGCGGAAACTATACTTGAGTTTTTACTCCAGGCAGTAGATGTTTGTACCCAATTAGGTACTATTTTTAAACCAGCTTCTTCTAGAGTTAGAGTTACAGCTAACACTCTAGGATCGTTTTTAATTTGTTCTGCTTCTTCTGCTGTGAGTCTATAACTGGTATTTCTGCTATTAGGCATTCTTTGTTCTACTGCCACAGCACGATCTGGAACGTGTTCAGGACCGCCTAAATTTTCCATATCCTGATAAAATACATCAAGATTGTCATAATCGTGCAGAGTGATTATGTATTCTTGTCTTCCATGCTCGTCAGGTTGTTTGGGTTCGTCAGGAAGTAAATGGTTTGGTAGGTCTAAGGTTAATAACTGTTCCATTATACTTCTAATTGTAATAAGGTTAATGTTACAGTAATAGCAGCAGTACTACCACTATTATTGGTTACTCTAGCATAGATTGTAGTTCCAGGTGTGCCATCGTTGTTAAATCCTACGACTGCTGGTGTAATTAGTTGTGTTTGAGCACCAGTAGTAACTACTTCGGCAATTACGCCAGCACCAGCTAATGGATCGGAAGTTTGTGACCTGCCATTATCACTAGTTCTGGTAGTGTTATCAGTGTATAATCTTACCCATGCTGCCGCAGAAGTTTGCACTTTGTATAGTGCATAACCTTTAAATCCTGTAATATTAAGATCTGTACTGGCGCCATTGGCAATAGAACTTGTAGTAGCGTTCGTGGTAGTCCTTGATCCTAGTCCTGTGCCACCACCGCCTCCGCCACCTGCTGGGCCTTGTACACCTTGGCTACCTGCTCCTTGTACACCTTGAATACCTTGTCCGCCAACTGTACCTTGCACTCCAATGCCTTGAGCACCTTGAATACCTTGTGTGCCTTGACGGCCTTGGGAGCCTGTTGCTCCGTCTGCTCCTGGAGCAGCCTGTGTGCCTTGTATACCTTGGGTACCTTGACGACCTTGGCTACCTTGAGCAGCCTGTGTACCTTGAATACCTTGAAGACCTTGTGGACCTTGTGTACCCTGAGTACCTTGGCGTCCTTGTGGGCCTTGCGACCCGTCGGCTGCTTGAGTTCCTTGACGACCTTGTACACCCTGTACTCCTTGACGACCTGTAATGCCCTGCGTACCTTGAGTACCTTGGCGGCCTTGTATTCCTTGAATATCTGCCATCATTTTTTCCTGTTTCTGTATTTATACAAAATTAATAAAGTAAATATTCAATGAAGGCAGATAAGGAATATTGGACTACGCTAACATGGCCCGCAGCTCCTAACATAGACGATTATAAGGTATTTTCCAGTTATTCTAAGGGTAGAGTGTTGCTGTTGGGCAGCACAAAAATGCTATTGCCTTTATGTACGGAAGCTTGGGATTTAGATCCAGTATACGATCATTCAAAAATATTAGTAAGAGATTGGTTTAGTTTGGATAGCCATTGGGACACAATTATAATAGATGGTGGATTAAGTTATGGGCAAGAGTTTACAGAACGTTTATTGCCCATAGTGCTAGCTCATTGTGATCGTTTTGTAAGTAGAACTTTTTTAAATCCTAACTGGCCCACAAAATACGCTGTTTATTTTCCTCGAGCTGATGAATTAACACCGCAGCCACAAGAACATCCTATTAACCAAATTTATACATTTTACATATGGAACAACAAACAATACTAGCCATGTACTCGGGCGGCTTAGATAGCCTAGGTATGACATACAAGTTACTTACAGAACCTGAATATAAGGACTACACTATTCATATACATCACGTACATCAACGTAATATAGAAAATAGAGACAAGGCAGAAGCTATTGTGGTGTCTATGGTGTTAAAAAAACTTGAACAATTGAAATTCAGTTTCACTTATAGTGAAAGCGAAATAAGTAGTCAGCCTTACAACGGTAATTTTATGTATGACACAGACAGCATTAACTTCTTTGCTGGATATATTTGTAGTGCCAATCCCAACATAAAGAAAGTTGCCATGGGTATGCAGGCCAGTGATCATAATCAAGTATTAGCAGAGCGTAGAGTCCGTGCCAACAAGATACTACAGGCATTTACAGATGTGGAAAAGATATATCCTGTATTGGAAATGAGCAAGCGTGAGATATATGATAGTTTGCCCATCTCGTTAAAGAATATGTTTTGGAGTTGTCGCCGTCCTGTCTATGGTGAAAAAAGTATCGCACCTTGTTTAAAGTGCGATACTTGTGTTAAGTTGAGGGAACAGGGTGTTAGATATTAATATGGATCGACGATTAGGAATACACCTGTTGATACATTGGAATAACAAACATATTCTAAAAATGTACTTTGTCTACCACGATTAAGAACTGAATTACTTCCTGATACTGCTTGATCCGCCGCCACTCCAGTATTAACAA